TCAAAAAAAGTTTCCCTGATAAAACCCCAGTACACGCTGCACAACTTCGCTCTTCCGGCACTCGCTACAAATTATGTTCAATCTCCTGTCGTAGCGACGTATTTCTCCGTCAGGTAATGACCAGATAAGGTCCGGATCAACCACAGATGGTTTCTTCACCTTTGCCCTCGAGAGTTTTTTGCGGGCATTTTGCCAGTCCTTACGAGCCTGTTCTGACGGGAATAACCCGTAGCCAGAGTTGTATACATCGCCACTGGCAACCAGCTCTCTGGCCAGAACGCTCATCAGATATCTTGTTGCCCCGGTTTTAGCTTCCTGTTGTCGTAACGTCTCGCGCCCACTCTGGCATACGAGTTCAACAACCTGCCCTTTAATTTTTTCTCGCTCTTCTTGTGTAAATACTTTTGCCATAAGTCCTCCTGAAAATTACCTCATGACCTGAAATAAACACTCACCCCCTGAATCCCGGTGGAATTTCGGTATCCGGTTCAGAAACATGATTCACACAACGCTGCGTCGGACCACGTCCCAGACGAATCACCAGTTCATCCCATTTTTCGCGAAGCTTTGACGGACTCATGATGTTTTTTACCCAGAATGGATCCCGCTGTACCCGACCAAACATTTCGCAAATTTGCCTGTGCGTTCTTCCATCCAGCATCCGCATTGTGCGCACGTCATTGGCCCACGCGGTCCAGTTGGGTTCTTTCGGTCGCGCGATCTCGCCATCATCGCTGGCAGCCTGTTCGTAAAGGCTCACGATTCGTCCCCAGATCCACTGCGCACACACCAAATCTTCCTGGCTGCCCCACTGGCGTTTTTTTGCACTGAACACAACCGCGTCAGGATGTCGGGTTAAAAAATCCTGTTCAGCCGTCTGCGGGTCCGGTTGCGAAGCTTCCGGACGAGAAGTGTTTTTATTCTCTGTAGTAATCTCTGTTGTATTCTCTGTAAGATCATCGGGCCATTTTGACCCGATGACATTGGGTCGTCTTGAACCAATGGAGCGTGTCATTTTGGCCTCTTCCATCGTGTCATTTTGACCTGATGGAGCGGCGCATTTTGACCTGATGGATTCGCTCAATTTGCCACCATCTAAAAGCTCGCTCTCGTAATTAATCGTGTAAAAATTAGTCATGTCACGCTTTGATTTATTGAGTTTTTCGCAACGCAAAAGCCCCAGCGTTTTCAGACTTGCAAATGCGCGTTTTAACGTTGATTCAGACCAGAACGGAAACTGTTCCAGCCATTGTTCCGTTGTGTTATAAATCCAGCGAACCCCGTCACATTCCATACCGGAACCGGTATCTCTCAACCAGTAATGCAGCTGCTGCAACACGATGGCTTCGTTCAGACCAATTTTCATCGCCAGCTGCGTGTTTATAACCAGCGGGCGTTCAGCAAAAAGGAGCTTCATCCCCTCCCCCAGAACACGTTATCAATGCACCACCACGGCATTTCCCGCCGGACCACCACGATTCATCTGATTGAAACCAGCAATCACCACCGCGACAAGTTCATCAGCGTCTCGCACCAGTCGTTCATGCGCCTCCACCAGTTCCCGAAAATAAGCGGAACTGTGGCTGCGCATCCTGGCCACCAGCGGAGGTGGCATTGCCTTTTCGATCGCTGGTAACAACGCCTGAATTTTTTTCACCGCATCAGGAGTATCTTTCTCCACCCAGCGGAAAATTTTCTGAGTATTGCGAGCTAGGGCTTCTGGGTGTGAATCGTCGTACAGTTCCGGAAACGTCATACCCAGCTCAAAATAAGCCTGGGTTATTTCAGCCGCCGGAACTTTTTCACCGTCCGGATACGCCCAGGCATTCATCGCCATGCGGATGTGTTCATGCTTGATTTTCATGAATCAACTCCCGCCACTTGCTGTGTGTTAGCCTGAAACTCAGCAGGCAAGCCGTCGGTTGGGTTGGGATAAATATCAGGGCGAATTTCATGCGGGGTAACTTCCCAGCTCATTAGCTGACATAACGGAATTACCTGCTTTGGGGGAACGCCAAAGCTAAACCATTGCCAAACAGTCTGTTGAGCGACCCCCATATAACGACCTATTTCAGCTTGAGAGAATTTCTGCCTAATTTTTTCGCGAGTGCTATCTATCATTTTGCCCTCCTCTAAAAACTATAGGCAAAAGACTACAATAAAAAACTGTGCACGATCAACAGTTTTTTATTGTGATGCTTTTAACAGTATTTCCCTGTAAAATTGAACGATGATGAACGCCTTAGAAGTATCTATGTACAGAATCAGCAAGCTTCTCCAAGAAACAGGATGGAGCCAGGCTGAGCTTGCTCGTAGAATTGGTGTGACACAACAAACTGTTCAACAATGGGTCAGCGGTAAAGCTACACCTAAAGCCTCAAGTTTGGATAAACTGGTTGAGGTTACAGGGCATCCATTGCATTGGTTTTTATTGCCTCCTGAAGAGGGTGAGCAAATCTTCACCCCTGATACGATGAAAATTGGTCCTCGCCAACGCGAACTGCTCCAGGCTTTTAGTGCGTTTCCAGAAGAAGACCAAGAAAAAATGCTTCAGGAAATCAAAGACAAGAAAAAATCAATGGAAGAAACCATTGCTCGATGGTTGGCGGCGCAAAAAATCCGCCGAGCGTGACCAGTGAACAAAGAGGAGTCATGTCATGAGTACAGCCCTTTCTCCGATAGTTTCAGAATTCGAAACTACCGAACAAGAAAACAGTTACAACGAATGGTTGCGCGCTAAAGTCGCGTCAAGCTTTGCAGATCATCGCCCCGCAATACCGCATGACGAGGTGATGGCTGAAATGGAAAATCTTATTGCTCAAATTGCTGCGACTAGCGGGAGTGTGTAATGCTACCCATTTTATGGCTACCATCTGCTCGCGATGATTTGCGTCAGATCGTAGCCTATATTGCCAAGGAAAATGTTCCACAGCAGCTCGTAGACTAAAAATACGTATTGAAACGTCTGTTTTAGCCCTCTCAGAGCATCCATATCTATATCCGCCAAGTGATAGAGTATCCGGTTTGCGGGAAATTGTAGCTCACCCTAATTATATCGTTTTGTACCGAGTAGCAGCTTCAAGCATTGAAATTGTAAATATTGTGCATACCCGCAGACAGTTTCCCTTCCCTGCCTGAACCGAACGATTTTCACACTCCCTCATACGAGGGATTTTTTTTGCCAAAAAACAACAATTAAAAACTGTTGACACCAAACAGTTTTTAATTGTAGATTGTTTTCACCAGCCCACCCCGTCCCACAGAATGCAGGGCAAAACTTCGAGTTACCAGGCAGTGGTCAGGGGTTAAGTAGCCAGCCCGAGGCGTATGAACATGACGGCAGGGATCAAATTTAATAACTATGCAGCAGGTTTTTGTTCCGCTACCCCGGCGTTAAGGGGAAATGAGGTCAACATGGAAACTATCGATCTTGGCAACAACGAATCTCTGGTGTGCGGTGTGTTTCCCAACCAGGACGGAACGTTCACCGCGATGACGTATACAAAAAGCAAAACGTTTAAAACCGAATCTGGCGCGCGTCGTTGGTTGGTAAGACATTCAGGTGAATAAAATGAACGAAACAGAATTAAAACACGTTATCGCTCTGCTTCTGGAGGATGCAAAACGCCTCCAGCAACTGGAACCAAATGCAGGCACTGAAGCCCGCATCTGGCTGGCATTGTACGCTATTGAGTCAGGTCGTGATGATGAAGGTTAAGCATCATCTAAGTTTTTTACATAGCGCCCATTAGATTCGGTAACAAGAACTCCGGGATTTTTCTTAACTTTTGAGGCCACTGATTCAGCAAGGTTAGCAACAGATTCTTTGTCTTCATTCTTGCTTGAATATGTATATTCGGCATTAGGAAGTCGGTAGGTGTTCCCTGAAGAGGTTGTAATCGTTCTGGAGAATCCCTTTGCTTCCATTCGTTCATGAAGCTTATCGTAATCAGCGGAACTGGAATCGCGAAGTTCGATCCTGACTGTAAATTTTGCCATTTTATCCTCCATTAAGGGCTGAATTAAAAATGGAGACCAACACGCTGCTACGTGTGGTCGTGCGCCGGACACGGATAAGAATCCGGCACTGACAGTTTACTGAAAGGATATTTCCCTGAAAAGTCAGGGCATAACACGAAAGCGTACGGCGAAGGCCTTCACCTATGAGGTTTGTCGTTAAATTTCTTCGACCGTGCGCTTCCGGTTGTGGCACTCCGCGAAATGGCGCGGTGGTAAGTATGGCGGGGTTATTCCTTCCCCCGTTGAGGACACCGGGTTGTCAGGTTGACCATACACTTAAGTGACAACCCCGCTGCAACGCCCTCTGTTATCAATTTTCTGGTGACGTTTGGCGGTATCAGTTTTACTCCGTGACTGCTCTGCCGCCCTTTTTAAAGTGAATTTTGTGATGTGGTGAATGCGGCTAAGCGCACGCGGAACAGTTAAAAAAAATATTGTTATGGGTGGATTCTCTGTATCCGGCGTTAATTGTTAACTGGTTAACGTCACCTGGAGGCACCAGGCACCACATCAACAAAGTTTATTTAATTATGCGCGAATTAACCGTTATTCGTGCAGGGGATTTCTACACCTGAAATCCACAGTTCTTTAATAATATGGATCGGGCTGTCACGTAAACCACAATTCGGGGTGCCGCCGAATGCCCTGATATATCCGCGGAACCGGAACACAGGGTCGGGATGTGATTTTTTGAGCAAACCAAACTGGTGGCTTCCGACACTTGCGAGAAGTCCAAATTTAGACTAAATTATGACTAAATTTAACGACAAGGCCGTACTTCATGAAAATAGAAACTATCAGCTACATCAAGAAAAACGCAGCCTCACTGGACCTGGCTGAACCAATTCTTGTCACGCAGAATGGTGTTCCTGCATACGTAATTGAATCCTATGAGCAGCAACAGGAACGCGAGAATGCTATTGCGTTACTGAAACTTCTCACTATTTCAGAAAGTGACAGGTCTGAAGGCCGCGTGTTTTCAAAAGAACAGTTGCTGGATAGCTTTAACAAGTAAGGTTGACGATGCAGATTGAATACACGCTTACCGCCAGAACAAGCCTTGAGCAAATTGCCGACCATCTCCGGAGTAACGACATTGACCCACTCCCTGTAATAGAAGAAATTCTTGAACGATTTGAAACAAGAGTTACGGCATTCCCGTCCGGATGCCAGTTATGCCCGGAGTTGCTCAAACTTGGCGTGGCGAAATATAGAGAATGCAACACACCAGAAGGTTACAGAGTGCTGTACTCTGTAGAAGGGGATGTTATCACTGCACACGCGGTTCTTTCCCAACGTCAGGATATTAAACAGTTACTGTTCAGGCGACTGATTAGAGCTTAGCAATCACAAATTCAGTACCCCCTGTTCCCCCAAGTTCAGGGGTTTTTGCTTTTCTGAGGGTGTTGACGCTGGGAACTGTCAGGGGTATATTTTGTCCGCACCTCATAAAACGGGTGCCGGGCGTGGAAACCCGATGTTCACTAACGCGCATAACCGCGCTCAGGCGGTTTTTTTATGCGTAATGCACAGCCACATTCAGATTATGGTGGGACGTGCAGGGCAGCCGCAAGGCTGGCCGGGTTCGTTAGTGACCGGTATTTCCACCCCTGTACGTCTCACCACCCTTATGGTCGTGGAAAACCTTGGTGGTGAGTTAATCAAATTCACTAACGAGGCTGCTATCATGGCTACTATCCCTACCCTTTCTCACCCTGACGTAACCATCAAAAATGGTCGCGCTGTCACTACGTCTGTTGCGGTTGCAGAGTTCTTCCGCAAAATGCACAAGGACGTTTTGCGCAAAATTGAAACGCTAGAATGCTCTGAAGATTTTAACGAGCGCAATTTTACGCCCGTTACCTACACCGACGCCAAAGGCGAAAAACGACCAATGTACCAAATCACCAAAAACGGCTTCGTTTTCCTGGTGATGGGGTTCACCGGCAAAAAAGCCGCAGCTTTCAAGGAAGCCTACATCGCTGAATTCGATCGCATGGAGGCAGAGTTGTACCAGCTTAATACCACTACCACAGACAAAATAATTCCTGGTGATGGTCGCACTCTCGTTGTTCACTTCGACGAACGCGGCAATATCAAATTCACCGAAACCGTTCCTGACGGCGCTCTCGTCTGTACTCTGGATACTTTCCGCTTTTATCTGGAGAAGCAGGGGTGGACTCTTGTAAACAGGAGCGCAATTAAAAATATGACCGTCGAGCAGTTGCTGAGTATTAAATAGTTTTCTGGAATTTTCTTAATGCGACAAATTTATTAAGGAGATAATTATGATTGCTCATCACTTCGGAACTGATGATATTCCTCGTCAGTGCGTGACTCCCGGTGATTATGTTATTCATAAAGGAAGAACATATATTGCTTCGGTAAACAATATTAAAAAACACCGGCTCTATATTCGTGATTTTTCCACACAACACTGTATTAATGAAACCATGATTAAAGTCTTCCTTGATCGTGATGGTTTACCTGTAAAGGCGGAGTCGTGGTGAGCTGTAATAAAATAACTACCCCAATACGACATTCAGTTTAATAAATACATCAGATTCGATTCTTATATGCCAGCAATGGCAGTGATTTGTTCACCCCTAAATCTGTAATGAGGTTTATTGATGAGCACGAATAAAGAACTGTTTGCGCTATATTGCGAAGCTAAAAATGACAAGGTCAGAAAGCGTCTCGGTATTAAAGGTGGCTTTTTCTGGATCGAAGCCAAAAAACTTTCCGTTGCAGTTTCCCGCTGTATTGCCGCTATGGACGATGCTGGCTACGACGAAGATGATTTCAAAAAAACAGTTCGCGTCCATTTGCCTGTTGTAAATGACCTGCCACCTGAAGGCGTATTTGATACTGATTTCTGTAACCGTTACGAAAAAGGTGGAGAAGATGGCATCACAATGATGCCGGTACCGTCCAGCAACAGCGATGAAAACAGTAACGCCGCTAATACTAACGTCAACGGCGAAGACATGACTGAGATTGAGGAGAATATGCTTCTGCCGGTTTCAGGTCAGCTTCTGCCTGTTAGATGGCTGGCACAGCACGGCAGCGAAAAACCTGTCACGCATGTTTCACGGGATGAACTGCGGGCATTACATAACGCACAGGAAGAAAAACTTCCCGCCGTTACCGCTCTGGCCATCTCAAATAAAGCAGTGCAACTCGAACCGCTGGAGATTCGGGATTTGTACAAACTGGTGCGGGACACTGACAAAGTTTTTCCCGCCCCCGTAAATTCAGACCTGGGACTGATGACTTCCTTCATCGAAGCATACCTGGACGCTGACTACACCAATCGCGGTCTGCTTACAAAAGAGTGGATGAAAGGAAATCATGTTTCGCGAATCAGCCGCACACCATCCGGCGCTAACGCTGGCGGCGGTATTCTTACCGATCGCGGCGAAGGTTTTGTACACGATGATGCATCACTGGCGCGCGACGTAGCCACTGGCGTGCTGGCCCGTTCAATGGACGTGGACATTTATAACCTTCATCCGGCACACGCTAAACGCGTCGAGGAAATTATCGCTGAAAATAAACCGCCCTTTTCTGTTTTCTTCAGCAAATTCATCACCATGCCGGGCCACAAGGATTTCTCCCGTGCCATCGTGGTTGCCTCCGTGAAAGAAGCACCAGTTGGTATAGAGGCTATGCCCCACCGTGTCACCGAATACCTGAATAAGGTGCTGACTGAAACCGATCATGCCAACCCTGATCCGGAAATCGTGGATATTGCCTGCGGTCGCTCCTCTGCCCCGATGCCGCAGCGTGTAACGGAAAAAGAAAAACATGATGAAGAAAAACCGCAACCATCTGGCGCAATGGCAGATGAACAGGCAACGGCTGAAACAGTGGAACCGGATGCAACTGAACATCATCCGGACACGCAGCCGGTGGATGCTCAGCCACAGGTGAATTCTGTTGATGCGAAATATCAGAAACTGCGGGCAGAACTCCATGAAGCCAGGAAAAACATTTCGCCTAAAAATCCTGTCGACGCAAACAAATTACTGGCCGCCTCTCGCGGAGAATTTGTTGAAGGGATTAGTGACCCGAATGATCCGAAATGGGTTAAGGGGCACCAGACTCGCGAGTCTTCGAACCAGAATCAACCAGAAGTGGAACAAACCAGGTCAGAATCGGGACAAAATAGCCAGGATGCACACCAAAATGAACCAAAAACGATACATCCGGAGCCAGCAGCGCAACATGCACAGAAAAATCCCTGTAATGTTTGTGGGGAAACTGGCGGGGGCACATGCCCTGACTGTGCCTCAGTAATGGGTGACGCAACTTACCATGAGACATTCTGCGAGGAAGATTCAGATGAATCTCAGGAAAAAGCTCCGGAGGAGATGGAAAACCCTGAACATCCGCATCCGGAAAATACTGACAGCAATCAGCATAACAATAGCGGTGATAAAACTGACAGGACGACAAATTCCTTAATTAATATGTACGGTTATAAGAAAAGAACATCCACCAGCAGAATGTGTCACCATCTGATGATCGACCTTGAAACAATGGGAAAAAATCCTGATTCCCCGATTATCTCAATAGGTGCAATATTTTTCGATCCGCAAACCGGAGAGATGGGACCAGAATTTAATAAAACCATCGATCTGGAAACTGCTGGCGGAGTCATTGATCGGGACGCGATCAAGTGGTGGCTGAAGCAATCACGCGAAGCGCAATCTGCCATTCTGACCGATGAAATCCCGTTAGATGATGCACTGCTGCAATTGCGGGAATTTATCGCCGAAAACTCCGGTGAATTGTTTGTTCAGGTCTGGGGAAATGGAGCCAACTTCGACAACGTGATTTTGCGCCGTTCATATGAACGGCAGGGTATCCCCTGCCCGTGGCGCTACTACAACGATCGCGATGTACGCACAATCATTGAACTGGGAAAATCCATAGACTTCGATGCCAGGACGCCTATTCAATTCGAAGGCATACGCCACAATGCGCTGGATGATGCCCGTCACCAGGCGAAATACGTTTCAGCAATCTGGCAAAAACTGATCCCGAATCAGTCTGATTTTTAATGTTCAACCCCAGTCGTCGCCCCCAGCTATAGTGGCGGCGACCATGATTAGCGAACGATACTCATGGCAAGACTTATTCTGCTCACTGAGTGGGCAAAAGAGGAATTCAGCGATCCGGTCCCTACTCCGGGCACGTTAAGTAAATACGCTAAAGCCGGAATGATATTTCCTCTCCCCAAAAAAGTTGGAAGACACTGGCGAGTGGATCCGCGAGCTCGCTTTGTCGGAATGGTAAACAAGCCGGAGGTGATCGCCACAGATCATCCTGCTTTAAAGAGGATACTGGAAGATGGCACGCCCGCGAAAATATAAAACCGCTGTTCCGGGATTATCTCCGTATTTTGACAAAAGAAATAACAAAGTTTACTGGCGTTACAGGCATCCCATCACAGGTAAAAATCATGGACTCGGCAGTATTGACCAGAAACTGGCGGAAACCATTGCAGCAGAAGCGAACAGCCGTCTTGCCAGACAACAAATGGAGCAAATGCTCAGTCTGCAGGAGAAAATTATTAGTGATACCGGCGGCGCATCAACCGTTTCCATTTTTCTGAATAATTACAGAAAAATTCAACAGGAAAGATATGAGAACGGAGAGATCAAACTCAGCACGCTGAAGCAAAAAGCGGCTCCTCTCAGGGTGTTTGATGAACGTTTTGGAGCCAGGCCGCTAGATGCCATAACCGTAAAAGATGTGGTATCAGTGCTGGAAGAATACAAGGCAAAGGGACATAACAGAATGGGACAAATTTTCAGGAAGGTCTTGATCGATGTTTTCCGGGAGGCTCAACAAACGGGTGATGTCCCGCCAGGCTTTAACCCGGCTGAATCGGCAAAAAAACCGCAAGTGCGGATATCAAGACAGCGACTGACTTTTGATGAGTGGATGATGATTTATAACGCAGCGGAAAAGGATGGTTACTTTTTACAGCGCGGCATGCTGCTGGCTCTGATGACGGGCCAGCGTCTTTCGGATATTTGCAAAATGCAGTTTTCGGATATCCGGGATGGTTACCTTCATGTCGAACAGCAAAAAACAGGAGCCCGGATAGCCATTCCTCTGGCTCTGCGTTGCGACAAATTAAATCGTACCCTGGGTGACGTGGTGTCATCCTGTCGTGATTACATCCTTAGTCCGTGGTTATTGCACCATCATCACGCTAAGGGGATGGGTAAGCGCGGCGGGATGGTTAAACCAGCAACGTTAACAGTCGCATTTAAAAAAGCCCGGGATTCTGTGGATTACAACTGGCGTGCTAATGGCACGCCACCCTCTTTCCATGAGCAAAGATCTTTATCAGAACGATTGTTCAGAGAACAGGGAATTGATACCAAAATTTTGCTGGGTCATTCGAATCAAAAAATGACCGATATTTACAACGATGCACGCGGTAAGGAGTGGAAAAAACTGGTCATTTGA